TTAAGGGCTTTTTTGACTTTGAACGTGAATCTGCGAGTAGACCTTACAAGTTCAAAGTCAAAAAAGCCCTTAATTCCAACTATTTTCTGTCTGCGAATTTTCTTCGAATGAAACTCGCACAAGGGGCTTTCCGGTGCGGTCTGAGCAAACGGACGGTGGTAGATGATGATGTTGTCCGCCTTGTTGTTCCACATCGCCCCATCAGCCAGATCAAATACCTCTGGGCATGGATAGTTGCCGTCATCTCCCTTCCTCATCTTGTGGGGGTGAACTACAATATCAAAATACACGTTGTTTTTTCGGGCAAATCGGGTGCAGTCGGAAAGGAAGGTTTCAAGATACTTGTCGCTGCGTCCACCACCCTTGCTGTAATCGTTTGCCATCTGGTTGAACGGGTCAATAATCACACGATCCACCCCGTGTTTGATAATCATGCTGAGGAACACCTCCTTCACGTAATCGGGAGTAGGAGATACGTTCTTGGGATATACCATGAAGATATGTTCGCCAATCATCTTGTACACCTTCATGTACGCATCGTAACCTGGCCTATTGTAGTTGTTAGGTGTACAGTCTTTACCAAAGTAAATCTCTACCAGGTCGTGGTAAAATTGTTCAGCAGGCAATTCCTCAGGGGTAAAAATGGCTACCTTCTCACCAAACTTAACCATGCGGAATATCATCTCCCATTTCATGAACGATGACTTACCATAGTTTCCTATTCCGGAAACAATTGTTAATTCTCCCTTAACTCTTTTAAAGTGTTTGTCGAGTAGCGGCACACCAAGGGGCATGGCAGCTTGATATCCCTTGAGGTAAATCTCGGAAGCCTGTTCTATTACCTCCTCGGCGTAGATTACGTCCTCCTTGCTTATCTCTTCGAGGTCATCCTCGGTGAGTTCAATCTTGACTTCCGTGTGGTTACTCTTTGTAACCAGTTGGTCCTTGGTAAACTCCGCCGTGTTCCACTGATTCATGTTGGCCCTATACGCACTGCGGATGGCTTGACGACATTCCTTCTGACTGAAGCTAGAGTCAGGCGTGACGTGCATCATCATAAGGCTGTAGCACGTTTCTTCCATCATCCCAAACCGGCAACAGCTTGCAGCCAACTTGAATACAAAGTGATTTCTTTCACCCTCACGGAATGCGTCTCCCTTAGATGTCATCCAGGTCAACAGGTTTTGGAATATTTTGTCATCATCGTTAATCGTTTCGGTAGTTGTCTGTTGGGGCAACCTCCTATCGGCCTTCTTCGCAGGTAAATTATTATATACCTCAGCGCTTGGATTGTAGTAAAGTTCGGGATCATACGACTCAAAGCAAAGGCGAGAAACATTGCGTCCTGTCTTGTCAATGTCTGGAAAATCATTCATTAAGGCATCAAAATGCTCTTTATGCATGGTTTTCCATTCAATTTGGACCAAAGCCTTCAATCCTTTTCCTGATGGCGACACCCAAACTGCGGTAATGTAACTTATAAGTGACAGTTCATTTCTCTTTTGGGCAATATCTGACACATTATCAAAGTCCAAAACAATGTATCCGGAGTGTTCGAGCAGCTCAGAGTCTTTTCTCTTAGAAAATGTTCCGCTAAAACACACGGCAGGAAGTTTCTTCTTTAACTCGTCTGCCTCCTTCTTGGTCTTGGCTTCCCTCGCCTTTTCAACAAGTGCCTTTGATTTTCCAGTCCTAATTCGTTCAAGTGCGCCCAGTACACTAACTTGGTGTCCTTGCAGGTCGTTGAAGTCTTTGTAGATGGATACCTTACCATTTATTCCTTGGGTCATTTGGGTCATAGCTGTAATTAGTTTGTTTTGTATTTGTATTCGTATTCGTTGTTTCGTCTTCCCACCTTCTATCGCGAAGATATCGTATCGGGTCTTTCCAGTATTTACGCTCGCGCCCATTCTTGTGGTTTCCCATGCCTTCTACTGCGAGTATCCGGTCTTCAGGGGATAGCTTATTCCATACAACTTGAGTTTGTTTCTTATCCACCTTCTTGTCGTATGCAAGCCAAAAATCTTCAAATGCGTATTTGTATTTTATTGTTTCTTTGTTGGTATTTGTTTCTTTATATATACCCTCATTTACCGATTCTCGGTTTTTACCGACATCGGTATTTCCCGATATCGGTAAATCTGCATCTCGGTCAAACTGAGGAGCGTCATAGACAATGTGGTTCCAACCAACCATTTTACCTGTAGCGGGATCCATTTGCCTAGAACTAAAGATGTATCCTTTACCTTGCAAAGAACTAAATACCATGTCTATCGTGTACTTGCTGTCTGGCATTTGCTCGTAAAGATTCTTCTTGTATAGAATCCAGTTCTCCGGAAGGGAAAGAAGGAAGCAAAGCATACCTTTCTCCTGCATTGTGAGTTGTTTGGATTGTGAAATTTCATTTGGAATAATCGCAAAGTCATGCTTGCGTTTCCCTTTAACAATTTGTCCTGTATTCATAAGATAAAAAAAGCTCGCAAGAACCACTTTGCGAGCTTTTGAGTTGGTTAGTATTTGTAACCACCTTCCAACCCCCGTTTGCTGTGGTTCTTTAGCAAACGGGGGGCGGAATATTTCAGCAAACATAAAACAACCACACGAGGTTGTCAAGGGTTTTCTTTATTATTTTTTATGTGCCATGTTTCGCACTCCCAACACATATAGACTTTTTGGTCGTAATCACAATGTTCCTGAGCCTCTTTTCGAGTCTTGTAACACCTTTTACCACAACCATATATGGAGTTTTTCATCATAAAACCAAACGATAAGAGGACCAGTATAATTGAGCAGATAAACATAGTACAAATTTACGCAAAATAGTATTGTTTACAAGCAAGAACTTGACACTGTGTGATTTGTTTGTATATTTGCAGCATGAGTAATTTATTTCCGCCCGACCACCGGGTATTTATTGAAATAGAAAACAAGACAGACAAACAGATTGATGCGATAATAACCAAGGTCGGTAACTTCTGTGACTTTGAGGTAGGTCAGCGAATCTGTATTGTTGGAAAAGTGGACAAAGTTGAACTGCAAGATGTTACAGAGTATTCTGTACACGAGCGATACATAGTTATGGTATATGAATAACATTCAAAATTGGGATAGAGCTATACTTCTTCTCAATACAATGATTCAGGAGAAGATTGAGATATATGAGGTTATGAGGATTTTTACTCCTATGGCTACCAAATCACGAAGAAAACTTCTTTATTGTGATCCGGCAATTAGTTCTGATGATCTTGATCAAGTTGAGAAAGCCATAAAGAGATATAGAGAAACCATGAAGGAGATATCTGAAACAAAAGTGGAAACTAGGATTAAGAGGTCTTCCTTCTTTAAAACGCTTCAAGAGCATTATGATCAGAACAAAGACAAAAAATAACTATCTCAAGATTATAGAGGTATATGAATACTACATCCGTAGAGAGCAAGTGGACCCGGTAAAAGTCGAGGGTTTAATGTCTGATTGGGACGCCGTGATGGTGTTTGGTAGTTATTCATCTCTCCGCCGATGCGTGAATAAACTAAAAAAGAAAATACCAATTGGTAAGAAGAATTTCGATAAACAGAAAAGGGTTTTGGAGATTTACGAACAAAAATTAGCAGACAAATGAATTTAAACGGAATAGATTTAGAAAAGCTGAGGCTCGTAAATGGAGAATGCATTATTGAGCTTCATTCTTTGACGGAGGATGAAATTGATTTTAATGGAGGCAAGTTGAAAATTGTCAATAAAGTTAAAAATTACATATCTGAAGTTAATGAAAATGATGTCATTGATTTGGTAAAAGGAATCAAAAAATCAAGATATAAAGACCAGGATTTAATCAAGCGATATCATGAGCTTTATGCTGAAAGTCAAAAAGAGGCTGATCCGGAGAAAGAAAATATTCAAGACAAGCAAGCCGTAAGAAGGGGTAGGATATTTAAAATGGCTGACATAAACCTAAACAACACTGGGTGGGATTACGAATGTGAATTTGATGGAATGGTGGGCGATGAGGTGTGGTTTGATGCTACGTTTACTCGTGAAATGATAACCGAAGGAGAAGGTGGGTGCATAATAGATGGAAAGGTCTATCTTACGATATCAAAGCGGTCAATATATGCTGCAAAAAGAGGCGATGAGATTATTAGTCTAAACGGATACATTATAGGAAAACTGCTAGGAAACGAAAGGAAATTTGGGTCCTTGCATATTCCAGATAATGACATTCAAAGAATAGAAGTGGTTGTTCCGCCAGCAAGGTTGCCAAAATATGTGCAGCCAGAAATATGGACAAACACTGAAGTCAAAAAGGGAGATATTGTTTGTGTTAGAAACATATATGCAACTAAACTTGATCCAACTTTAGCAAAAACAACTGAGTATGTTCGTTTTCAGCCACGGGTTATAATGGCGTACCAAAGATGATAAAACTAGATTTTAGTAAAATATCGTATAACATTGAAGGCATCCCGGATGACGAGTCGGTAATATATCGTTTCTCGGACCTGGCCAGTCAAGCCCATATTCTGGATAGATCAGACGATCTTCCCGAAGGGGTTAGCGCCGACAAAGTTGTGCGATATCTCATATATATGTTCGCTCCAGGAACACCTGTAAAAGATGCCTATCCGGACATCAACCAGCGCAAACGATATACGCTGAACAAACTCAACATAATGGTTGATGATACGGATACGGAGAACGGGTACGCCCAGCTCTGCATGATGAATGTGGACTGGGCGGTGGAGCGTTACATCGTGTTTACCCGCCTACAATGCTCGGAGGATTACTCAATCATGAGTACCGCCGACATTCGAATAGCAGCATTGCAAAGAGCGCTGTTGACTCAGCCTGTTGACAGGTCTAATGATGATAAGAACTTTCAAGCAGGTCTTGAGAGTTGGCGCCAAACTCTTGTAGATGCCCGTACTCGAATCATGAATGACGAGGTTAGTATAACCCTGCAGAAGGCAATTACGTTCTCTGTTCGTGCAGAGAATTTGGGCATACAGCCAGAACATTATTCCCGTATTTGGCGTGAAAAGAAAGAAATATTCCCGGAGATTATACCATAAAGTATTATACCATGAAGTACGAATACGAGGAGGAAGATAAATACGTTTCATTCCATGAGGATGACGATGAGTTGGATACTATTCGTATTCCTCTTCCCCGCCTTGAAAAGTGGTATTCTCATCATTTAAAACGTGAGGTAACGAGAGAAGAAGCGCTTACGTATGTAGATGGATATGGGCTGGATCCAAGAGAACAGAGGTTCACATATCAGGAAACTCCAGAAAAAATACGACTCATATATGAAGTTGTGTTTAACAAGAAGCACGCAACTAATAAGTCTAAGTACAAAGAAGTCGGGGATGTAAGGCTTGAGGACATCTATGAGGAGATAGAATCAAATCAGAAGTACTACGCAATGGAGATTGAATGGATCAAGCTCCAAATCAAGCGTAGGTATGTAGGTTATTGGTGTTTCATTAAGGGAAAACCAACCTATATCAACGGTGCCAATTATTTCTTTTTAAATTTCTGGACAGTAAAGAACTTTGGAAAAAACAATAACCGCCCTGATTATCGGGATTACCAACGTAAAATGTTCCATCTGTTCATGTATGCCTACACTACAGAGGACGCATTTTACAAACACAAAATCCTATATAGGGAAGACGGCGTGGTAAAGACGAAATATTCAAATCAAGATGTAAAGAATGTTGTTGAGGACATGAATGAGCAAGGATTTGAGTATTATGTTGAGCCAAACGTAAATGTTACTGTAGGCAAAGGCAAAAGAACAGTTCACGGAATCAACTTCGTATCTGGTCGGCGTATTGCTAAAACAGCAATTGCTTGTTGCTTTTGTACATGGGGGACACTTAATATGCCTGATCAAACCTTTATCATCCAAGCAATGAACGAGGATCAGGCGGTAAACAAGATATTTATAAAGCAAATTCAAACACCAGTAAGCAAGCTCCCCTTCTTCTTTCGTCCGCACTATCGTGGTCGAATAGAGGCTAAGGAAGGTTTGCGTTTTCAGTATGAAGGAGCAATCGCATCAGCAGCAAGAGCAGGTATTATCCCAGAACAAATGGAGTGCTTCATTACGCCACTCCCGTCGACGGAGAAAGCGGCGGATGGAGAAGCGGAAATCGCATTTGTCTACCGTGACGAGCCAGCGAAGAAAACGGACGCGAAGGCAGCGGACCAAAACATCCCGACGTGGTGGTATAACACGATGAAGCCGGCTATTGAGCGTGGGGAAAACATTCGAGGATTCTGCATCATGCCGTCTACTGTGGGCGACATGGACACGGGTGGTGGAGCGCAGTTTTTTGATATTGCCAACGACTCACACTTCTCTGACCGCAACGAGAACGGAACCACCCCATCGGGACTCATCAACTTCTTTTTGCCCGGTTACTACGCGGTAGAGGGTTACATTGATGAGTACGGGGCAAGCATTATCGACGACCCCAAGGAACCAATTATGTCTAACGAGGGCAAGTGGATTACAAAAGGAGCTAAATCCTACCTGTTAAACCAAGCAGATTATTTTGAGCGCAAGCGCGAATGGCAGAAGCTCATTAAGTTACAGCAAAACTTTCCAATGACCTGGAAACAAGCATTTGCTGTAATCCCCAAGGACATGGGTATGCCCATCGAGAAGATGCGTGACCGCATATCTGAATTGAAGTTTTCAAGAACTCCGATAAGCACTAAGATAAACTTTAAGTGGATTGGAGATAAGTTTGGCGGAGATGTTTATGTAGACAACGACCCCAAAGGAAGTTGGACAATGACTTACCTGCCCCCACAGGATCAAAGAAATAGAAGAACGGTTGTAACAGCAGAAGAGGGATACATTCCTCCCAAAGAAAGGGGTCCAATATATGCTCCCGATCCTTCTGTAATGAATAAATATTTCCTTTGCTGTGACCCGGTAAAATTTCACAAGCGAAATACTGTAGGTAAAAAGAAATCAAATGCGGCGGCGGCGGTTTTCTACAAACGAGATAGTCAAGTAGATCCAGATACTAAACCTAGAAACGAATGGGTTAGTAATGATTGGATACTTATTTACAACAGACAAACGGAAGATAAGGCTGAATATCACGAAGAGTGGTTGAAGGCTGCTGTATTTCTTGGAGCCTATGTATATCCTGAATGGCCAGACGGAGAAGCCCTGGTGGAATACTTCAGGGATAACGGATTTGATGGTTACCTTTTGAAGGATTTGGGATCAGACGGGAAGCAAGATAACAGGCCCGGAGTTTGGGCTGGTGAAGCAGAAAAAAACGAAATGGCTGGGGACATTATGACTTTCTTCAACAACAATGTTAAGTATGTGAAAATGTGGGAGATAATTGAAGAGTGGAGTCAGATGAGAGGTCTTGATGACTTGACAAATCATGACTTGTGTGCAGCTACTGGTTGGTGTATGAGAGCTATAAAAAGCAGGATGCCAGACCTTTACAAGGAAGTGTACCAACCAATAGAGGTAAAAGGTGGGTTTGCAATGTTTGATGTAGAATGATTGTTTTCAACTATTTAATGAAAAGTTTACTACATTTGTGCTGGTAAACTAAATTTGTACGATATGATATTACCACAAATAGTTGGTAGTGTGTTGTTCCCAAACGACAACATCCCAGAGGTCGATAAACTAAAGCCGGAATACGGATTGCGTGTTGCTCGTGCTTTGTATACTCGTTTTTGTGCGGGCGGAACATATTTCACGTACACGCAACTTCCTGAAATGCAGGAGACTAGAAATTATGGCGCGGGGAATCAGTCCCAAGAAAAATATAAAAATTGGTTTACTAATGGGTCTCCCATTGGCACAAAGGGAATCAGTCAAGGTGAGGCTAATGCCAGTACAAAAGGAATGAGTAAAGCTCAGAGAAAAGCAATGGCTAATATTAGCTATGACATTTTCTCTCCAATGCGAAAATTATCAAATGTTCTTCTATCGATTCTTGCAGATAACGACTATAAACTTGATTGTGTTTCTCTTGATAAAAACATCATCAATAAAAAGAAGCATAAAAAATATGACTTGTATGCTAAAGCAAATTATACAAATCCTTTAGCGAAAGAACTAGGTCTCCCTGAATTCAAACTGCCTTTCGTGCCTAAAGACGAAACTATGCTTGAAATGGCAGATCGTCTTGGTTTTTTCAAGAGTAAATATGAAGTAGCTTTAGAAAAGCTGGCTGAAGCTGGCTTTAGGGCTTCTAATTGGGCTGGACAAAGAATGGAGTTTAATCGAGACGCAATTGATTTCCATTTCCGTGCAGCTAAAATTTACAACGATCCTATTACAGGTCAAGTTAAATTTCAATATGTAGATCCTGCCCGAATGGTTATGCTTTGGAATGAAGATAACCAAGAAGAGCCTGTTGCCATTGGTCATATTGAAGCCGAAACCATTCAATCAATCTTCGACAAGTTGATAGATGCTGGTTTTAATGAGGCTCAAATCCAAGCAATGGCTAAGTCTTACGTGCCTTATCAAACCAATGTGTCAACTATTCCTCAATGGGCATTTGAGCGTAAGGATTCCACTACAAATCGTTGGGTATGGATGGATTTCAAGGTTTATGTTTTGAAGTTTGAGTATCTGTCTACTGATTACAAGCAGTATGTAGAGCGTGTGAACAAACAAGGTTATGGAAGTTATGTCCGTAACAATAAGCCGGTAGATGAGAAGAAGAAGAATCCCAATGATACATATGATGAGGTTGCTTGCAACTACTGGTACGAAGGTTCTTATATTATTTCAGGAACAGGGCAAGATCGTATCTACGAGTGGAAGAAGAAGGCAAACCAAATGCAGAAGGGCTTGTCTCCGATGAGTTCTTATGTCATTCATCGTATCAATGGACAATCTCCAACACGCAGCGTGAAGGGATTGCTTGATGATTTGATGTTTGCAGTATTGAAGTTACGTGCGGCGGTATGGGCTGCTGCTCCTAAGGGATATAGAATTGATGTTGGCGAAGCTGCTAATATCAAGATTGGAGGTGTAGAGTACGACTTGTTCGACCTCATGCACATCCACCGTCAAAACGGTATTCAGATTGTCGCTACTAAATTTAATGCGGCAACGGGTAAATATGTATCTCAACCACTTGTTGAGATGGATAATGGACTCGGTCCTCAGGGCCAAGAATGGCTTGCTCAGATAGCGAATATCCAAATGATGATTAAAGATCTCATGGGTATTCCGGATGCAATGGCCGCAAGTCCCGATCAGTCAGCAGAGCGCTTGGTTGGTGTTATGGAAGCAGATTATATCGCCGGAAATCACGCCAACTGGCCACTACGTGAATCTGAACGTCAGTTCAAACAAAAACTTGGCGAAAGAATCATTCACCAGGCTCGAATAGATATTGAATATGATCCTAAGATTCGAGAATTTTATGAAAGCGTTATTGGGGAAACTATGATAAACGCTCTTGATGAACTTGAAGGATTGTCACTGGATCAGCTTGCGATTTCATGTAAGGTTCTTCCAAATGAAAAAGAGAAGAGCGCTATTCTTCAACGTGCTATACAGATGTCTCAAATGCCAACCAAGGATGGTGCTGTTTTGTTAAGTCCTTCAAGTGTAGAGCGTGTGGCTCAACTATTGAAGAATGGAGATGTGGATGAAGCTCTTTGGTTTATGGCGACTGAAGAAACAGAGGCTCGTCAGCGAGAAGAACAACACGCACAAATGATGTTGCAGCAGACAATCCAAGGGCAACAGCAATCTGCGCTTGTAACTGAAGAAGCTAAACGCCAAACAGCAATGCAGCTTGCTCAGATCGAGATTATGAAGCAGCGCGAGATGGCTAACATGGAACTTATGAAGGAGCAGGAGATGGCTAAGATTAAAGCTGATGCAAACTATCAAGTTCAGTTATTGAAAGGAAAACAAGTATTGGAACAAATACAGCTTGAGGCAACACTTGAAGCACAAATGGGAAATGAAATAACAGGTAGAGTATAAAACATATGGAAAACAACGAATTGAACAATCAAGAAGAATTGGTAAACGAAGAAGTAACCAATCAAGAAAACGAACAGGTTAACGAGGAAACATCTCCACAGGACAGTCCATGGTTTGCTGCGTATGGTTACGATAGCGAAGATTCCTTTAAAAGCGAGTTTGAGCAACTTCGTTCTTACAAAAGTCTTGCAGATGAGTTAACCCACAAGCAAAAAGAAATAGAAGAAGGTCTTGCTCTTTTGCAAGACGCGGATGATCCGTTTGCTGGAATTGAGGAAGCCAAGACGATTGTAGCCTTTGGTAAAAAGGGTATTAGCTCGACTATAGCTAATCAAATTGTATCTTCTAATCCGGATACCTTGATGGAAGATCCGCTCAAAGCACTAGTTCTTGCTGAGGCGGTAAAGAATCCTGATAAATTCAAGCGACTTGGCCAGTCAACTATTGAGGAAGCCATTCGTGAAAAATATAATTTAGGTGAAGGTGAATATTATGCTACAGCTCTTTTAAAGTCTGATGCAATTGATGCAATTGAAATGATTGAAAAGACTAAAAAAGATGTTGAAACAGTAAAAAATCCTTATACCTTTGCAAAGGAGCTAAAGAGCCAAACTCAAAAACAGATTGCGGAAAGACAATCTATAGCACTTGCCGAAGCAGAGACTTACGCCAAGCAGCTAAAGGATGTCCCCTACAAATTCGGCGATACGGAAGTTTCGTTACAAGTTTCAAACGAAGAGGTCGAATCGATTTTGAAGTCGCAGTATGCCGGTTATTTAGGTCAAGCCTTTGATACTACCACAAAGGAAGGGAAGCAAGCGGTGCGTGAGTGGCTATCGAACCAAATCCTCATTCATAAGGTTCAGTCTGGGGATCTCGGTGTTCAAATAGCCAAATCACTTACGGCTCAAACCGAAAAAAAGGTGGTAAAAGAAGTCTACAACGGTCAGCCTAAAACGCCGAATCGT